AAGAATTATTTTATATTTATTTTCCGCACATTTCGCACGTTTCTAAATTATTATCATTTTCTTCTTTTGTATCTTCAATAGGTAGATCATAAACTGGCAAATCTAAACCCCAGTCTGTAATTTGTTTAACATCCCACTCATTAGCTAGTAAATCCCAATCCCATTCTCCAAATCAGACGTTATATTTTATTATAAATTCTTTTTTTTGTTCATTAGTCCATCCGGTAGCGACGTCAATCCAAACCTCAAACAGTCCGGCAGATTTACAAGCCTTTAGACGCATATTTCCGCCTAGTACTATCATATTTTCATCAACTACTATAGGCCGCTTTTCTAACATCTCAGGAAAAGACTTAATAGACTTGACTAATTTTTTAAATTTAAAATCTTTTATAAATCTAGGATTTTTTGGATTCTCTTTTACAGACGCAATGTTTACAAGTTTTTTCATTTGATTTCCCAGTGCTTGTCGTAAAAGTACAAATATAATTCCCAGCATTTACGTTGCGCTTCCTCCTGGTCATAAATTTTAGGAGATTCTTTAGTTTTTCCGTTATCATTAATTTCAATTTTTAAACCTTTAGTAGTTGGTAATACGCCTACAGTAATATTATTATTTAGACACCATTGCATAGCTTTTCGATGTTTTTCGGATACTGTGATCCTAATTTTTTTCTTTTTTTTAGGCATTATTTTTTATTTAAAATGGTACATCGTCATCGGTAGCGACTTCATATTTTTTATCGTTATCGTCAACATTTCGATAAACTCCGCCACTTTTGAAATCAGGAGCGATGTCAAACTCGCCTAACTGTCCGTTTTCTTTTCGCTTGACCTTTTCTACATACATTTTAACAGTATCGGAGTCAAATTTTGTTTTTTGCCCTATGCACCTAAAAACTATTAATCCATTGTAGGCCTTGTTAAAAAAGTCAGCAGAGCCACTTATATCGTATAACGTTGGTTTTTTATAGTTTCCGTTTTCGCTTTCAATTTTCCTTGGATGCGCCACTAAAAAAAGATGTGTATTTGTTTGCTGGCAAAATTGCGTAATTTCAGAAAGCACTCTACCGATGTATGAATGGTCTCTTTGCGCTGAATGGTCGAGCATATTCCAAGGATCAATAACACAAACATTTATACCTTTTTGAAATACCAAATCTCTAAAGGCGTTTAAAATGCCTTTTAATGTTAAATTTTCTAAATCAATTTTGACCCAATAAAAATGATCTTCTATAAAATCCTTTGTATTATTAAGCTGCTCGTTATTGCAGTTGGTTTCATTTAATTTGTTTGCAATTCTTTTAATGTGGCCCTCATACGGAAATGACTCAGGCGCAAAAATACCGCAACGCATATCGTGATTTAAAGCCAAATTACAAAAAACCTGATCTATTACGTCAGACTTTCCTGAGTTTGGTATTCCGGTTACTACAGTCCATTCGCCCATAGACATTTTGAAAAATTCGTCTGAATTAGGCAATCCTATAGAATAGTTTTTTACGCCGGATTCGTTGTAGCTTAATACAGATTGCCATATATCCGAAATATTTAAAATACCCTCTAACGGAAAGTTTTTAGGCTCATTTAAAACGTTTCTAAGCGTTTCAGCTCCTTTTTTAGTTAGCAATTCGTTAGCGTCTTTATACTCGCCGAAATCTATGTATTTGCATTTATACGCTCCAAATCTTCGCGCTAGTTCATTTCTTAACTCAATGCCGGCAGTATCGTTGTCGGTGCAAAGTATAATCTCTTTTTTGTCCTTAAAATAAGTCCAGCAGTTGTCTAAATATTCTAATCTTTGATTACCTTTACTCGCGCCATTTGGAACGCTACAAACGGAATAAATACCGCTTTCGTGCAAAGATAGCGCGTCCATTTCTCCCTCAACGATGTAAATTTTATCCATCGTTTTAATGTTGTCCAGGCCGTAAAAAATTAGTTCAGCGCCTGAAACCATTTTAAAGTTCTTTTCTGCATCTCTAAATTTAACGTTTACGAGTTCATTCTCTCGGTAGTAATTAAAATTTACAGCTTTTCGCTTTGCATTTACTTGTGGAAACCATTCGATAGACTGCCCTACTTTCCAATGCTTTAAAGTCGGCTCTGTAATGCCACGCGTTTTAAACCAATCTATAACAGCATCCGACAAATCTAATTTAATAGGATTTGGAACTATGTAATCTTGTTTTTTTTCGAATTTGGTAGTACCACCATAACCGCAGTTATGGCAGTTAAACAAGCCTTTATCTACATCAACAGATAAACATTTATCTTTTTTGTTTTTGCGTGTATGGCTACATTTTGGACATTGTGTCTTAATCTTGCCAGTTGATTTATTACCGACATCAATGTTAAAATCTTGAAATGTTTTCATAGGGTTAATTTGATTTTTGCTAAATTAAAAAAAAATTTTTATTATTCTATTAATACAGAGCCATTTTTTAATAAAATTGCGTCAGATGTTTTTGTTAATGCTTCGCGATCAAAATCAAATGCTTTGCAAATCTCCTGAATTTTACAAAAATCATTAAAATTAAAATCATTTAAAAGCCATTTAATAAACTCAATTTTGTTAGATGTCAATTTATCCGATAAATCTCTATCGTCTACGGATTCGACTTTGTTATAGTACTCAGTCTCAATATAAAGTAAATCCTCTATAGTTCGGTTTAAATTTAATTTAGTTCGCCTTTGAAATAGTCCGGTGCTTTTTGCTTCCTCTAAATAATGCAAATTGATAAAAGAGGTTAAAATTGCTCCGCTAATCTTTTCTAATTGTCTGTCTGTTACTGTCATTTTAAAACATATTTAATTGATTAATATTTGTTGTCTTTGTATACCTAATACTGTTTCAAAGATTGTTTTACCAGCTTCGTAGTCTACTAGGTTTCTTGCTATTTTGTGAATTCTTTGGTTACCTTTATATTTTGTAAAATCGTAATCGTGAAAATCTGACAGTCTTTTTATAAAGCCATTTGTTTCGTGAGTAAAACCCTCTGTTTTTCTTTCCCCTAAATCGTTTGGTAAATTAAAATTAGTCCAATATAAATGTCTACCTCTTTTTTTTGCTAATATCAAAGGTGTGTAATAGGGTATTACATTCTCAACTACATATTTACCCTTAAAAAAGTGTTTTAATAATAAAATCTCTTGGTATAACTTCATATCTGGGTAAGTTGCTTTTGATTTTCTTGCTCCCTCACCTGTATTTGTTTTTCTCATTCTACTATGCGTTGGACAAGGAGGAGAACTCCATATAAAATCAAACTCTTTGTAATGGTCTAATAAATATTGATGTGCATCTGCTATAATTACAGTATCATTAGGAAACCTTTCTTGGTATAATCTCGCAGCTTCTGAGTCTAACTCTACCGCAGTTACTTCAATGTCTTCTTTTACTTCGTTCCACTTGTATCGGTTACCACCTAGACAAGCATATAAGTTTAGTATCTTCATATTTTATTTTAATTTGATTGATTGGTTAATATTAATTTTTGAAACTTCTTTTTTTACTGTTTTTTTGTTTTTAAAATCTGTTGTTTTTGGTAGCGATTTTTGAAACCATTTAAATTTTATATCATTTAACTTAAATAAATAAATTCCTTTCGGAGTGCTATTTATGTAAATTGGAATATCGTCGTATTTTTTGCTAACATCAACTAAATGTTTATACTTCTTTTTTTCTATAATTAAATCGTCATAGTGTTTGGCCCTACATTTAAGCTCTATCCGGTGCTTTGTCGCTATGTCGTAACAGTCCGATTTAGAATAACCTTTGCTAGTATCAACCAACAATTTATAATAGCTTACAGATAGCCATTTAAATAAATCTGCCTCTTTCCATTTAGATAGCGGTTTACTTATTGCCATCTGAAACATATTTTTTTAACGCCTGAAATTCATTTGTTTGTAAAGTTTGTTTAATATTAAACTCAAATAGCTCTCCGCCTTTCGTCTTTGCGCCTAATTCCATTTGTCCGTTAGCCGGTGATTTGTATAAATAATACTCTATAATCCCTTTAATTTTGTAATAGCATTTCGGTTTATTCTTAAAATTGTAATCGTTGATAAATCTATCAATGAATTTAATTCCGTTTTTGTCTGTGTTTCTAAATTTTAAAATGCTTAAAAAATTCTTTGACCAAAACTGATCCTCTCTCAATTCTTTAGCGACATTGTAAACATCTCGTAAATCGTATTTATCAATTCTTTGGATTTTATCTAAACATTCTAACCATTTAATTTCTTGCGCCTTTGTTTTTGGTCTATAATTGACTGGAAATAGTGCTACAAAATGAGGAAATGCCTTTGTAATAATATCATTAAATAAAGGCGTTTTTAAATTTTGTGGAATATTCTTTTTTATATTATTAATATTAGTTATATTATATATTACCTCTCCTTTTTGTCCTATAGGGCTATGTGCTTTTTTTACAATACCTATACTTTTTTTATCACATAGGTAAATGTGTCTTTCTTCTATTTGCTTAGTGCCTTTTTTGTAGATTAATTTTACATCAATAAAGCCGTTTTTAGCCAAGTTAGAAACCCACCTAGATATAGTGTTTTTCTTTGCGTTGTATAGATTAGAAAAGTATAAATTTGAGGCGTAACAGTACCCTTTATCGTTCGCTAATGCGGTCAATTCGCCATACATTAACTTTTCATTAGGCTTTAAATTTTTAGAATATCTGACCTCCGCCGGAATTACGGCGTAATAGTTTTTTTTGTTATCCATTTGAAAAAATTAATTTTACAAACTTAATTGATATTTTATAGAATCACAAAAATTTTTTAATTCTTCAAATATTTTTTTAAATTCATTTAATGGAATATCTAAATCCTGATACTTGTACCAAAGCAGCTCAACCAATAAATCAAACTCTACTCTTGTAGATTTACCGATATAGTGATACGATAAATCTTCTCTTGATGTTGTGTCAGAAACGTATCTAACTTTTTGCTGAATTGGATTAAAATAAATAGTTTTTATTTCCATTTTTTACAAATTTTTAAAATAATTATCAATAGTGTTTTTACAATCGTCGAAGTTATTATGCCAAGTTGCTACCCAATTGCAATTTGTAAGCCATTTAAGCCATTCTTTTTGGCTCGGTGTTGGTTTATTGTATTTGTATTTTAATTCTATCGCTAATCCGTTGTTTTGTGAATTTGGCGTAAAAATCATAATATCAGGAATACCAGCTTTTGTACCTAAGTATTTTAACTTGTATTGTTCGAACGGCGTTCTTTTGCCCTCATTCATAGGATGCGTAAAAACTACATTAGGATACTGCATCCCAATGTAGTTTAAAACTGCCCTTTGTAATAAATCCTCGCCCTTTAAATACTTTGCGTATGGGTTGCGTTTGGCCATTAGTGTAAAATCTTTAAAATTTCGGTTAATTTTTCGTTATCTAAAGAAATAATTTTTTTATATACTTTAGTCGCTAAATTTTGCCTTATTTTATTTTTTTTAATATTTGAATTTTTATAAATTTCAGATTTTTCAATATTTGCTATGATGTCTAAATACTGAGCATTGCTATCCTGATAAATACCTATTTCATTATTTACCCT